TCATGATTTGTACGGAGAAGCAATAGAAAAAACTTTCTTGCCTCCTCTTCACGTTTATGCTCTTGTGGAATATACAGATTTCTCAACAAAATATTTAGATGGTGTTGGTGTGGATAATTCATCAGAAATTAATGTACATTTTCATAAGCGAAGATTAGAAACAGATCAAAATTTATCTGTTCGTGTTGGCGATTATGTTTTATATAATGATAGTTATTATGAGATAGTAAAAACTTCAAAGCCAAAACTATTATTTGGTCAAGCTGGTCAATCCTTTGAGATTTCAGCGACATGCAGACTTACAAGACAAGGAGCGTTTGATGCTACCTAAAGATTTTGATTTCGCTATGATACCTCCAGGCACTGAATTAAAACTAAGTGAAGTTGGTATGCTAAACTCTTCTATTGAGACAATAGATTATGCAATTGTTTCATGGCTAAAAGAAGATCTAGCACTTAGCGCAACAACAAACAAAGGCTGGAATAAGGTTCCTGTATTCTGGCAATCTCCAGAGCGAGCGTTCCAAGTAAAAGACGATAAATCTTTAAGAGATAATGACGGTGTTTTAATTCTTCCAGTTATCAGCATTGAACGCACTGGCATAGTAAAAGATCCAGCAAGAAAAGGATCTTTCCAGGCTCATTTATACTCTAAAGATAAAAATGGTAGAGCAGGGCGCATGGTTATTGCAAAACAAATTGTTCAAGATAAAACAAGAAACTTTGCTGTTGTTGGTAATACACGCGCAGCAAACTACACTGGTGGCACAGCGCAGAAATACGCCCCAAGAGTTAACAAAAAAATTGTTGTTCGTTCTCTTTCGATTCCATTTCCAGTTTATATAAACTTAGATTATAAAATTACAATTAAAACAGAATACCAGCAGCAAATGAACGAAATAATAACTCCGTTCATGGCACGTACAGGGCAGATAAATGCCTTTAATCTTCGCAGAAATGGACACACATACGAAGCGTTTATTGATCAAAATTTCTCACACAACAACAATACTGCTGCTCTTGGCGAGGACATAAGAATATTCAGTACAGAAATAAGCATAAAAGTTCTTGGTTATTTAATTGGCGAAGGCGAGAACGATGATAGACCTATTGTAAGGGTCGAAGAAAACTTTGTTGAGATTACATATCCAATGGAATCAATCGTAAAAGAAGACGATGATGGCTTCTATACGATCAGTTCCTGAGAACAAAAACATTATATTTGTTTTCTTCCTGATCTCCTTTTGAACCGCTCGACACTATTTAGGTATGACTAAGGTGGTTTATACCACCAACTTAAAGTGAGGATCTATAAATGTCAGTAAAGAATTTTAAGTTTGTTTCACCAGGGGTTTTCATCAACGAGATTGATAACTCTTTTAGACCACGCGAGTCGGATGCAATTGGTCCAGTTGTTATTGGTCGCGCAACTCGCGGTCTTGCTATGACTCCCGTGAAAGTTCAATCTTATTCAGAGTTCGTTGAGCTAATGGGTGATGCGGTTCCAGGCAACGGTGGTGGTGATGTTTACCGTGGTGGCAACTATCAGTCTCCAATGTACGGAACTTACGCAGCGAAAGCGTTTCTTAACGCTAATGTTGCTCCGCTAACTTATATTCGCCTCCTTGGTCAGCAAGACGCTAACAACGACGGCACCGCTGATGCACAGGCAGGCTGGCAAACTGAAAATAACGCAGGGACTGCAACTGCTCCAGTTAACGGCACTTCCGCTGGCGGTGCTTACGGTTTATTTATCGCAGTTTCTTCTTCGAACGGTGAATACACTGGTTCTGCTGGCTCTTTTCAGTTAGCTGGTATTATTTACGCTGCTTCTGGTTCAGTTCAGCTATCTGGTTCTCTTGCTGGCTCTACTGAGGGCGTTCAAGCTTCTTCAACTATCGTTGAATCTGATTCAAACAATAACTTTGTTCTTGTTATCGACGGCGCGGTTAACGGCTCCAAGAAATACACAATCAACTTTGATGATTCTTCTGAGTATTTTGCTCGCAAGCGTTTAAACACCAACCCACAGCTAACTTCTCCTCAAGGTGCTTTTTACCCAAGTGCTTCTTACGAAGATTATTGGCTAGGCGAGACTTTCGAACAAGAACTACGTGAGCGTTCGCTTATTGGTGGTGGTTCTGATTCTCTTGTTGGTGTTGTTGTTGGCATCGCTTCCGGCTCCGCTTCAACAGTTGGACCACACCGAATGAAAGGTCAGCCTTCGCAGGAAGCTGTTGCTGGCTGGTTTGTTGGTCAGGATCTTGGAGATTACTCTTCTTTCAATCCAGCTTCTCTACCAAAACTATTCCGTTTAATTGGTCGTGGTCACGGTGAGTGGATGCACAAGAACGCCAAAGTTTCTATCGAGAACATTAAGCGCTCTACCACAACCACCAGCGAGTATGGCACTTTCTCTATTGTTATTCGCCAGCTACTTGATACAGATAGCAGAGTCGTAGTTCTAGAGCGTTTCGACAACTGTACTTTAGACCCAACTTCTGCAGATTATGTTGCTCGTAAGATTGGTGACAAATACGAGCGCTGGGACGCCACAGAGCGTAGATTAAAAGTTTATGGCGACTTCGATAACCTATCAAAATTTGTTAGAATTGAAATGAACGCTGATGTTGAAGCTGGTGCAACCGATCCGGTTCTACTACCATTTGGTTATTACGGTCCTCCGAAGTATAAAGACGTTACTGCACTAGCGATGGATGTGGCTAACGCCGCAGAACTAGACCAGCGATTTGTTGTTGCAGGCACGGCGCTTCCAGGTGGTCACGGTGACTCGGCACTAATTGTATCATCTTCTTACGGTGTTGCTGCAACTGCTTCGTTTGCTTTCCCATCTGTCCGACTTCGCAACAGCGCTCTTGATGGTGGCTTGTCCGACCCAACTAACGCTTATTTCGGCATGGAAGTTACCAGAACTGCTTCTTCAACCAGACCAGATGCGTCTGTTGCAGACCCACAACGCCTACTTTACATCGATCTTGGTACAACAAACAACGTTCCAACAGATCCAACTGGCGATGCTATTGAGTCAATCAACGGATATTCTTACATCTTTACCCTTGATAACGTTAGCTCTTCTGCTACCAGCGAGTATATTTACGCTTCTGGGTCACGTTTAGCTGGTACTTCTGTTTCTGCGAGAGGTTCAAACACATACAACACTCTTCTCGATGCAGAGTACAACAGATTTACTGCTCCATTCTGGGGAGGTTTTGACGGTGTCGATATCACTGTTCCAGACCCGTTCTATAACGCTGGTATGACTAGCGCAACCGAAACTACCTCTTACGCTTACTACACAATTAAGCGTGCGATTGATACAGTTGCAGACCCAGAGTATCTTGACATGAATCTTCTATCCATGCCAGGGCTAACAACAGATGCTCTAACCACTCACATGATTGATGTTTGCGGCGAAAGAGCAGATGCATTAGCAGTTGTTGATTTGGCTGATGTTTATATTCCTTCTCACGAAGCTTACTACGCAGACAAGGCTAGCCGTATCGGCACTACACCAATCAGCGCAGCAAACGCGCTAAGAGATAGAAGATTAGACTCTTCTTATGGCTGCACCTTCTATCCTTGGGTTCAGACTCGCGACGAGCAAAGCGGTAGACTTCTTTGGATTCCGCCTTCTGTTGCTATGCTTGGTGTCTTTGCTTCCTCTGAGCGTCAGTCTGCTGTTTGGTTTGCTCCTGCTGGCTTCAACCGTGCAGGCTTAACAGGCGGCGCAGCTGGCATTCCAGTGTCAAACGTCTCCGAAAGACTAACTTCTAAGCAACGTGACACACTTTACGAGGCTCGCATTAACCCAATCGCAAGCTTCCCAAGCACAGGTATCGTTGTCTTTGGTCAGAAGACCCTACAAGAGCGCCCATCTGCTCTTGACAGAATTAACGTTCGTAGATTGGTTATTTACCTAAAGAAACAAATTTCCATTCTATCAACTCAAGTTCTTTTTGAGCAGAACGTGCAAGCAACTTGGAACCGATTCAAGGGTCTTGTCGAGCCTCTACTATCAAGAGTTCAAACTCAGTTTGGTATCACTGATTACCGTCTAGTTCTTGACGAAACAACCACTACTCCAGATCTTATCGATCAGAACATTCTGTACGCCAAGATCATGATTAAGCCAGCTAGAGCAATTGAGTATATCGCAATTGACTTCTCCATTCTTTCAACTGGTGCAGCATTTGATGATTAATGAAAATGTGAGAGATTTTTCTCTCACATTTACTATTTAAAGTATAAACATTATAGGAGCCTTTACACATGGCATTTTGGACAGAAAACTTCTCAAATGGTACGCAAAAAGACCCAAAAAGAAATTTTAGATTTACAGTTCAGATCACTGGTTTAACTGACACAGGTATTACATCATCTATTGTTTGGTATGCTAAGACTGCTACAAAGCCAGGATATACAATCAACTCGGTTGAGCACAAATATCTTGGACATACTTTTAATTATCCAGGTTCGGTTACTTGGGGCGACGTTGATATTACTGTTGTTGACCCAACTGACCCAGATGTTGCCGGAACGTTAGCCCAAAAAGTTATTGAGGGTGGTTATGTTATTCCTGCAAACACTAACGTCCAGCAAACAATCTCAAAAGCAAAAGCGGTATCTGCACTTAAAAGTGTTATCATCACGCAGATAGATTCAAATGGTGACCCTGTTGAGAAGTGGACGTTATGGAACGCTTTTATCACTGACGTTCAGCATGGCACTCTTGATTATGGCAGCGATGAACTAACCGAATATACAATCAAGTTTAAATATGATTGGGCTGAGTTAAACGAAGCCTATTTTAAACCCGCTTCTTGACCATAAACTCATAAATAACGAGGTGTAAATTGAGTAGAAATAGTGACCGTCTTGGCGCAACTCGCCAAGACACCCAGCCACCAGCGCAAATGGAAGACTCTGGTGGTTTTTCTTTTGTAGTTCCAACTGATTTTGTAGAACTACCATCTGGCGGAAGATTTTATTCGCCTAACCATCCTCTTCATAACCAAGAGTCAATTGAAATAAAACAAATGACCGCAAAAGAAGAGGATATTCTAACTTCCCAGACGCTTCTTAAAAAAGGCGTTGCTTTAGAGAGAGTTATAGCAAATCTTATTGTAGATAAAAGAATTAACCCAAACTCTCTTTTAGTTGGCGATAAAAATGCAATTATTATTGCTATTAGAAAATACGGGTATGGTAATATATATCAGACAAAAGTTACTTGCCCAAGTTGTTCAACAAGTCAAGATTATTCGTTTGATTTAAATGAAGCTAATGTTTATAATCCAGGCGATGATTTAGGCGAAGATGTTACTCTTAATGAAAATGGAACGTTTAGTGTTACTCTTCCAAAAACAAAAGTAAATGTTTGTTTTAGATTATTAACTGGAACAGATGAAAAAAGCTTTTTAAAAGGCATGGAAGACGATAAAAGATCCAAAGTAGAAAAAAGCATTACAAGACAGCTTTACGCAATTATTGTTTCTTTAAATGGAGATACATCCGAAGAAGCCAAGCGTTATTTTGTTGAGAACGTTCCTTCTATTGATTCTAGATTTTTAAGAACAGCTTATAAATTAGCCGCCCCAAACATTGATTTAACACAAAACTTTGTTTGTTCAGAATGTAGTCACGAACAGGACATGGAGGTGCCGCTTTCAGCGGATTTCTTTTGGTCTAACACCTGATTATATAGAGAACGTATACGAACAGTTTTTTTTCCTTAAGTATTCTGGTGGGTGGTCTTTTTCTGAAGCTTACAACTTGCCTGTAGGGCTTAGAAACTGGTTTGTTAAGCGCTTGATGAGACAGTTAGAAGCAGAGCAGAAAGCCATGCAAGAAGCTTCAAAGGGCAATAAATCTTCTAATACTCATACATTGTCGGCAATAAACCAGCCACCAAAACCTAAAAAGTTGATGTAAACACAGGGCGCTATCGTTGCGCCCTATTCTTTTTTGCTGGGTTACTATTTATAAATAAAATGAGGGCTATTTTATGGCTGATGAACCAATTTCGGAAACCGAAGAACTACAAAGACAACTTAGAATACTAAAAGAGCAATACGCAGAAATTAAAAACCTAACAGAACAAGAGAAAGAAATTCTTGAAATACAAGAAAAGAAAAGAGAGAATTTAAGGGCGATAAGAGATGCTCAAAAAGGAATCACAGAGCTTAAAAAAACAATTGCAGAACTCGACGCCGCCGCTTCCGACGAAGAGAGAAAACAACTTCTTGAACTGGAAAAACAAACACAAATATTAATAAATAACACAGCAAAGTTAGAAAAACAAAAAGAAAACATTAAAAAAGCAAGCGAAAGCGCCAAAGATCTTGCAAACTCATTCTCCACTATATTTTCAGGCAAAGCTCCAGAATTAAAAGGAGCATTGGACCCTAAAAATCTAATGTCTGTCGCTGAAAAAATGAAAGATATTAAAGCTGGCGGCATGGCAGCAACAAAAGTCTTTGCTAGTAAGCTTACAATAGGCTCCCTTCTTGTCTATTCCAAAGCTATCGTTGATTTAGCGATAGATCTAGCTGATGTTGAAGCTAACTTTATGAAAGCCACTGCCGCTAATCAAGACTTCGCACGATCAGTTACAAACTCTTACCACGAGACACGTAAATTTGGTGCCAGTATGCAAGAAACAAGTAAAGCTTATGAAGATCTTTATACTGGTTTTACTGATTTTACGTTTATGGCAAAAGAGCAAAGAGAATCATTGGCACAAACTAACGCGGTTTTAAACAAATTAGGTATTTCTAATACAGATTTTACCAAAAGCGTTCAGAACTCAACAAAAGCATTAGGCATGTCAGCAGAACAAGCAGGGCAAAACATGCTGAACATGCAGAAGTTTGCAGAAGAGATAGGGGTTGCTCCCCAAATGTTAGGTAAGCAATTCACTGTCGCGGGCGAGATGATGGCAAAGATGGGCGATCAAGGTGTAGATGCTTTTAAAGATCTTGCAATCGCATCAAAGATTACTGGTCTAGAAATGGAAAAGATTTTAAGAATTACAAATGAATTTGATACTTTTGAAGGTGCCGCCAAACAAGCTGGAAAACTTAACGCTGCTCTTGGAGGCAACTTTGTAAATGCAATGGACCTAATGATGGCAACCGATCCAGTAGAGCGTTTTAACATGATTCGAGATTCGTTATTAAATGCTGGACTATCTTTTGATGATATGAGTTATTATCAAAAGAAGTTTTATGCCGATTCACTTGGTTTAAGCGATGTTAGTGAACTAGCTCTTGTTATGTCTGGAAACATGGACACGTTATCTGATAGTACAAAACAAACAGAACAAGATTATGTTGATGCAGCAAAACGAGCTAGAGAAATGGCGACAATGCAAGAGAAGTTGAATATGGCATTTGTTCAAATGATACCGATTATTACGCCACTTATTGACGCATTCTCGAAAATGGCTGGATTTATCGCTGATAACGCAAAAGCCTTTAAAATTTTATTGGGAATAGCATCGATTGTCTTTGGAATTATTTCTGGTCCTACAGGTGTTGGAGGAGTTGCTGGGCTTACTTTGGGTTTTTCTTTGTTGTTCGACTCTGTAGAAACTGGCGGGGAAAGTTTGACATTATTAGGTGCTATTTTTGAAGGATTTATAGCACCTTTTAAAGTATTTTTTGGTTTCCTATCAGGCATTTATGAAGCTGTTTTTAAGCCAATGGTGGATGGTATATCTGAACTATATCAAGAATCTGAAAATTTTAGAAAAGCCATTGTATTGTTCGGTTATATCTTGGGTGCTATTGGAGCAGCAGTTGTTGCTTCGTTTGCGGGACCAGTTGGTCTTGCGATTGGTGTCGTTGCAGGTTTGGTGGCAGTTATTCAAAAACTTGGTGATTTGATGTTTACTACTCCTTTTAACCCTCCAAGCTTTTTAATAGGCTTAGTAGAAATAGGAGATGCCTTTTTAATGATGGCTGAAAAAGCTATGGAGATTTTGAATCCATTCAACGCAGTTGAACGAGCAATCAGAGCGATAGGCGAAACATTTAGTTCTATTCTTGGTGGTGTGACCAGTTTCTTTACAGCAATCACAGATCCAACAGGTGCAGAGAATATTCTAAAAATAGCAAAGGCTATTTCAGAAGTCAAGACAATTCCAGCCGCTGCATTTACTGCTGCAGTGACTGCTACTGCTGCTACTGCTACTGCTACTGCTGCTGGTACGCCAGCGGCAACTTCTGGTAGAGAACAAATAGTAAGACAACCTATTCAAGTTACATTAAACGGCGATAAGATGGCAGAGTTTGTTGTTGAAGTAATCGGTAGAGAAATTAGAACAGTTAGAGCAGGAGGTTAAAAATGAATTTTAAGTATGATAGGTATAATGCTCCCGCTGGGAATTTTTTTAACGATCCTTCTGATGCTTTAGCCAATTCAGGATTTGTAATTATCTTTACTCATTTAATAACAGGCAAAGATGTTGCTTTCAAAGCATTTATTAATGCTTTTACTGATACATATTCGCCAGATTGGACACCAGAAATTGTTTATGGCAGAGCGGACCCCATTTATACTTTTAAAAACACAACAAGAAAGATATCACTTACCTTTGAAGCGCCAGCATCAAGCACAGGCGAAGCTTATGAGATACTAGCAAAAGCACAAACGCTAGTTCAATTTCTTTATCCTGCTTATACTGATGTACAAAGCGCGACCACCATAGCTCAATCTTCGCTTATTAGATTAAAAGTTATGAACTTGTTAACAAAAAATACTACTTCGAATGGAGCAGACCAAAACCCTGAAGAAATTTATACAAGCTATAAGGGCGGCGACGAGGGACTTCTTGGGATTATAGGCACCGTAACTGTTAATCATAATATCGCTGATTCTGATTTAGGCGTATTCTTAAAAGATAGGGGAGTTATTCTGCCGAAAAAGGTTGAGATATCTATTGATTTTAGTCCTATTCACGAGCATTCACTTGGATGGCAAGCAGATACAAATGGCGACTACAGCTTTGCAGAAGGAAATAGCTTTCCTTATAATGCGGTTCAAGCAAATAATGTTAACGAAGAAGCACCCGAGCCTGCATATCCATTGGAGTCAACACCAGAGGGTGCTGGTGATACGGCAGAAGAAGAAACTGCTCAAGCTATTGTCTTTGATGAATCCACCGTGATAACAGCCCGACCGAGCATTTT